TGGCGAAAAGAAAACTAAACCCAAAGCCGAAAAGACAGACGTTGCACAACCGAAACCGCCCTTGATCGGAAAGCAGAAGCTTGGTGAAGGGCTTGGAGAAAAGAAAACAGTAACCCCGCCGCCAGTAACGACGACGGCAGAAGTAAAGCCGTCCGGTGCGGTAGCTGATATACAGGCAGAAGCACGTAGACTTGCTCTTGAAGAAGTTGGGCCGGAACCGCTTGGTATATCGGTAACAAAAGCACAAGAACGTACTTGGAGCAAAAAGTACACTGACGCTATCGCAAAACATTATGCAAAGTTAACTCCACTCAAGCCCACCCCGTCCGGTGCGGTGGAGGGGAAAGTAGTTGACAAGAGCAAAAAATCTGCTAAAATGCAAGATATGGCAGAAGATAAGGCTGCCCGCGATAACATAACCCCTCAAAATACAGCCGAAGCGGGAAAGGGGAATTTGACGCTGTATCATGGAGGAAAGTTTAATTCTCCAGATGCTAAAGCTAAACGCGGTAAGAGTGTCGGTTCTTTATACCTGACGGACTCAAAAGATGTGGCGAGGGATTACGCAAAACAACACGGCGGGAAGGTACACGAAGTTAAGTTCACGCCAAGAAACCCTCAAGACGGAAACGTATTATTACCTGAGGACACCTATGAAGAAGACTTCCCTAGTGTTGCAAAAGAATACAGCATAGGTGAACTTAGAGAAAATATTGAGGCTTTGATAGCAGAGAACGGCGACGAAAGTTCTCGCTCTGTTGCTAGTATATACGGTTTGACTTATGCGCAGATGGCTGTTGCGTTCCCAGATGCGTTCCAAAAATTTGCGAAAGAGTGGGGTATAGATGCAATCTTCTACGAAGACAATGAAGCATCGGGAACCACATGGGTAATATTAAACCAGTCATCTTTTAATCAATCCGCCCCCGAAGATGGGGGCACCCCCAAACAGATAGCCCAACCCACCCCTACGGCAGAGGGGAAGGAAAAGAAAGCCGAGCCCACAGAACCACAAAAGAAAGCGGCTGAGATCGAGAAGAAAATCCCTGAAGGTGAAGTCGATACAAAGCCCGGACCCGCCAAAACTCTTGAAACCATGAGAGAGGAAGCCAAACAGGAGGCCGATGTACTGATTGCCATTCCAGAAATTAAGGGTGATTTTGATAACTTCGATGAAATTACCGAAGCTTTCCCTGCAATTAGAAGTTTTAAAGTTCCGATGGACAGGGCGTTAAAGAAAATAACACAGCGAGTTAAACAATTTGTAAGGGCCGTCCCTGAGTTTACGGTTAATCCTACATTTGTTGTCGAAGCTAACGAGGAAGATGGGAAAATGCTTGTGTTCAGGGATAATTATAAGTTTCGATTTTCCCCTGACCATTTTGGGTTAGACGCTAAAAGCCTAAAAGAAGGCCAAACGGTACGTTTTGATCTTGACAATTTTGGCATTAAGCTGGCAACAAAAAAGGCACTGAAAAAAGCCGAAGCGTTTTTGGGTGAAGGTGTTAATCCGGTCAAAACAAAAAAAACTGCTGTAAAAATAAAAAGGTTGGAGAATGAATTAAATGCGTTAAACAGCAAAGCCACTGGCATATTTGGTACGCTAAAAAGAATGGCACAGGAAAAAGCCATAAAAGACGGTAAAATAATTATTATAAGAAAAGACATTGAATCTTATTTGCCGAAAACAGCTAAAATCAAACAGCTTTTGAAACAAGAAGATGAGCTTTATAAGAAAATTACAGCGAAAGAGGCTGAATTAGAAGCGGCAAACGCAAAGCCCAAAAAGCCCAAAGGCGGCGGCGGTTCAACTATCGGCTATCCCGGTGAAATAGGAACCGGCGATATAGACACAGGCAGAATCAAAGTATCGCTTGAGCCGGGCGGAAAGCCTATGCCTGCGGGTGATATTGTACGGTTCGTACAAAGAGCTTTTGCAATACCGATCAGAGGCAAGGCTACATTCCACAAAAAGGCTCTTGGCTGGTTTGACCCGAAAGCTACTGGTATCCGCATAAAAGATGTTCGGTCATTGACTACTGCGATGCACGAAATAGGACATCACATCGACTGGACACTTAACGAGAGAATGAGCAAGAATCCACCGACAACCGCCATAGCAAACGAACTTCTTGCTATGGGAAAAGAGCTTTACGGCAAAAAGAAGGCTCCCGGCGGTTATAAGTCCGAGGGATTTGCAGAGTTTATCAGGAAGTATCTAACCGATGATGATGCCAAAAACGATGCTCCTGCAACTTACAAATGGTTTACCGAAACTTATTTGCCAGACAAGCCAGAAATAGCCAAAAGTATCGCCAAGGCGTATAAGATGATTACGAAGTGGCGGCTGCAGGGTGCGGAGGCAAGGGTTGACTCTCAGATAAACAAAAAGAAAATAACCGGCCCATTGACGGAAAGAATGAAAAAGGGGCTGCTTTGGGTAGAAAGAGCTTTCCGGGATGAACTTGCTCCCATTAAAAGGGCGATGAAAAGAATAGGCATAAAGGAGGGCGATTTAAGGCCGTCCGTTGATCCATACCAAATAGCAATCGCAAGAGCTGATAAAGCAGGTGCAATCGCACAGCAATTTGTTTTAGAGTACACAACAGACTTATCCGGTAATGGTACAGGTAAAGGACTTCGGGATATATTACAGCCGGTATCAAAGGATGTTAACCAGTTTGTGCGATGGGCGATCACTGCAAGAGCAAGATTATTGCTTAAAAAGGGCGTTAATCCCGGTATCAGCCAGATTGACGCAGACTATGTATATGAAAAATACGACTCTCCGAGATACCAGGAGGCATTGAAAGGGATAACCGACTGGAACCATCGAGTGCTTAATTATTTAGCAGAGGCCGGCGGTCTGGATTCGCAAGCGTTAAAGAAGATTAAGGATGCTAACCCTATCTATATACCGTTTATGCGAGCTTTTCAAGAAGGAGAGCTAAGGATACCGGGTAGTGGTTCAGGTCGTGGCGTGGCAAAAACTACTAAGCCTATCAAAAAAATAAAAGGCTCTGGCAGAGAGATTATAGACCCGTTGGAGTCGATGATACAGCAAACATCAAAGATAATAGCGGTAGCACACAAGACGGAGGTTGCAAGGGCTATTGCAGGATTAGCAAAACGCAAGGGTGCTGCTGCGATGATATGGAAAGTGCCAGCCCCGCAGGAGGCTACACGGTTCGAGGCAGAACAACTTAAAAAAGAGATTGCCCAAATAGCTTACAAAAGAATGGGGCTCGATCCTGAAATGGTGTCGTCAAGTATGTTAGAGCGATGGGACGAGGTACTGACTGTCTTTTCTAATGCTAACCAGTATTATGGCAAGGACAATATCGTGTCGATGGTTATCGACGGAGAGCGTACTTTTTACGAGATTGACCCTGCATTATACAGAGCCATTGAAGGATTAGACCAATATACCCTGCCGCGATTTTTTAATTTTGTGTTTGGCAAACCTACTCGTATGGTAAGACTCGGAGCAACGGGGCTTAACCCTTCTTTCGGTTTAATAAGAAACTTTCTTCGTGACGCAATGACTTTTACAGTTCTCAGCAAACACGCAAAGGCGGGGCCAGTATCAGCCGTAAAGGGTATTGTTGAAGATGTTGTTAATACTCCGTCAGCCAAACAGTTTAAGTCTATGGGGGGCAAGATGGCCTCTCAGTTACTTGCAGACCGGCAATCCCTTCAACACCTTAGAAAAAGGGCTTTAGTAGATACGGTAGCGGGTAAAACGATTTATACAGTTGCTCACCCAATAGACGCATTGAGAGAACTGTTTGGAGTTACCGAGGCGGGGACGAGGATTGGTGAATTCTCCGCATCTCTTAAATACGCAGAGAAAAAATGGGGCAAGGGTAGCAAAGATGCCGCCATTTATGCTCTTAATCAAGCCCAAGATGTAACAACAAATTTCTCAAGGCATGGTTCAATAGCAAAAGTGTTGAATCAATGTATTCCGTTCTTTAACGCAGCGATACAAGGACCGGATAAGATATTCAGGACTTTTAAGGCTCGACCAACAGAAACGGCATTGAAAGCATTGATAGCATTAACGCTACCGGCTATATGGTTTTGGTGGAAGCATAGGGACGATGAGTGGTACAAGGATATGCCGGTTTACGAACGCGCAAACTATATCCATTTCCAAATACCAAACACGGATACCATTATAAGGATACCCGTACCGTTTGAACTAGGGCATATCTTTCAGTCTGCTCCGGTTGCCGCCCTTGATGCGCAATATAGGGATGATCCTAAACTTGTAACCGAAACGATGACAGAGGTTCTAAAACAAGCCAATCCGTTTGATATACCCGCTACATTTAGACCATTTTATGATGTTGCAAGAAATAAGGATTTTGCAGACAGGCCGGTAGTACCAAAATCAGTAGAATACAAATTACCCGAAGATCAGTACAAAACTTATACGACACAGCTGATGAAAATAATCGGTAAGACAATCGGGCGTTCTCCTGCCAAACTGGAACATCTTGTAAATAGCTATTCTGGTGGCTTATATACCAGGGTGGCACGAACAATTGACCTTAAAAACAAAGCGGAGATAACTACGAGTGATATGCCTGTACTTGGTACACTGTTTATGCGTGAATCGTATGCACCAAAAGCACAACTCAGTAGGTTTTACGAGCGAAGCGAATTGTTGAACCAAAAATACTCATCCAAAAAGATAACAAGGGCTGAGTTTTACGAAAGACAGGTCTATGTAAAAGTCAGATCGGAACTAAGCAAGCTATGGAAACTTTTGCCGGAGGCTAAGACGCAAAAGGAAAAAAAACGTGTTTATGCGTGTATGAAGCAGCAATTACAAAAAGTTCAAAAATCTAAATAACTCTACAGGGAACCAACAAGATGAACACCGAAGAAAAGATCGACAAGATGTATGACATTGTGATCCGGTTAGAGCCGGTAGTTACGGAGCACCATAAGACCTTATATGGTAATGGCAGCCTTGGTTTGTCCAAAGATATGACATTGGTAAAGCAAAAACAGGAGGATTGCCCTGCTCGTCAAGCCTTCTCTAATGACTCAAAACGGACAGGTATAGCTACTATTATGATGGTTATAGCAATAGTAGGTATATTGACTAGTATTGTGCTGACTGTTTTTTATAAATAGAAATTATTTTTCTTCCTTCCCCCTGCTGGTTTCGGCTGGGGGGGGGTTTTCTAACGCTACGCCCCCTATTTGCCCTTAACTCCCGTCAAGAGTCCGGTTATGTCCTTGGAATTATCGGGGCTTAGAAGGGCTGTCAGGGCGTTTCAGGACAGATGCTACTTTTGGGGTAGCAATGCTACTTCTGGGGTAGCATAAATCTGAACTTTCCGCAGAAGTCATTTCAGCCTTAAAAAATCTTCACCCATAAATCTTTATAGATACGGCATTTATAAAAACTTTTAAAAAAAGTGTTGACAAGCCGACCCAAAAACCGATAATAATTCATAGTCATGATAAACAAACTAAGAAATCTCGAAACAATAACCCCGGCGAGCGACATCCCCCTCTTGGTTCTTATCATGACTGTTAAGCATCAATCGCCCGTCGGGGTCTTTTTTAACAATTTAATGAAAGGAAAGATGGAATTTTTTATCTCAAGAAACAAAGATTATAATTACGAATTTATTCAGGTTTGGCCTGCGAACGAGCCAATAATCAAAAAAGAGGGCTGTGTATATTTTCAGCGCTCAAACTATCAGGGTAGTTTCGATTATGCTCGTATAGGTGCAGATGCGTATGGCATGAGACTTACTCCAAAACAGTGCAGAGATTTATTTATGGACATTCCTGAAAAAGGCACGATTTACCATGTATACCAAAAAGGCAATACTATCCACTGGGACGAGCAGGATATAGACTTTACGGACTAACTTTAATCTAAGGAAAGAAAGATGAAACGAGTACTGATATTCATAGGGCTGAAAGTGGCTGAGATAGCGGTAATGATATTATTGGGTGCATTGCTAAGTGTTTTATTAACTCCGGTTTTTGATTTATGCAACCGCATGTTTCTTTTAATAGTTGCTATTTTACTTAGTGTAGGTTGGACGATATTTGCTCTCAAGATTGTCCTTAAAGCCAACTGGTATTGGGCTGGTGAGATAGCAAAGAGAGGTAAGTAATGACCAGACAGGAAAAACGCATAATCAGTCTTATCAAGGAGCTAATAAACCTTAAATTTGACTATGATAATCTTACTGAGCAAGCGGGATTAGTGGTAAAAGAATATAAAGAAAAGAAGGTCAAACCGTGGTGGTTTGCTCACTTAAGGTCAGAATACAACAAGGCTTACGAATCAAAACTAAGAGAAAAAGTGAAAGCTTATAGATCAAAGTAAATAAGACTTTTCATCACGCTATCCGCAAGGGTAGCCCTCCTCCTTAGGCGGGGGCTTGTTATGTGAAAACCCGCCTATATAATTGAAAGGATTGAAAGAATGGAACGAAAAAATATGGTTTGTGAAGTTTGTCATTGGTGGAAAAAATGCAAAAGGGACATGGTAACTGGTGAATGTTGTTTTAATCCACCTGTGGCGATAGCAGACGGATATGAAACAGGTGGCCCTGCCCCGACAACTGTTTGGCCCGAAACAAACCAAGACGATCATTGCCACGAATTTAGCCCCAAAAAGTAAAAGCTCTTTAGAATACGAATAATGGACTGGCGGCGGCTCCCCAAGCCAAAGCAGGATAACTCTGAATGTACGGTTTACAGTGAAAAATTTAAAATCGCTAGGTGCTTCCCCGAAAGGACGAATCCTGCCCGTCAGTCATTTACAAGTGAAAAACTTAGCTAGTTTTTAGGAAACGGTCGGGGTGTACGGTCGCGAGTATGCCCCGGCCAATATGAAAGGAATGGAATGACATCTAAAGAACTATTCAGCGCAAAGGTATGTACTGTTTGTGGGCTTGGCTTTATCGTTGTCGTGATAATAGCTATTTGTTGCGGCAAGACAGAACTTTTGACCGACTTAACCGAGATACCGAGTCGATGTAAAGTACAGATGTTCCTAAGAGACAAAGGCTACTATCACGGAGATATAGACAATATCATTGGCAGTAAGTCAAACGCAGCGTGGGACTTGTACGAGAAGGACGTAATGAACTATGACCAAGCCCGATATATGGAAAAAATGGGAATTAATGGAGCAAGCCATGAGAGAATTAGGTAAATACAGAGGCATACGGATTGACAACGGGGAAATGGTAGAGGGATTTCTTTGGGCCGAAGACGAGATAATGATTTGGGACAAGAAAAAAGGTACAGGTGAGATGATTTCTGTCCACCCCGCCACCGTAGGCGAAGCCACCGGCCTTCACGACAAAAATGGGACTGATATATACGAGGGGGATATGTTAAAAAATTACGGTGGTAATAAGCCAAGTGAAGTTGTATATGGTAGCAGTAGTGCTAGGTGGGAAGTTGGAAAATATGGCTGTGAACTATACAAATATTCAGGAGACACAAAGGAAATTGTCGGCACAATACACGACAAGAAGGCAGGAACTAAATAATGGCTTACGAAGATATGACTGACCCTGCAATCAGAGAAACCGAAAGACTAGGCTCTCTACATGACGACCGAGAGCGTTGCACTGGCTGTGATATACGGTCAGGGAACTTAGACGAGAACGGGTATTGCCCAAGATGTGTTCGTGATAACATGGAAGAATATTGATTAGGAGAAAGATAATGGCTAGGTATAGAATAAAAGAAGAAATAAACAAAATTAATGGTACTCCTGAATGGTGGTCGTATCGGATAGAGAACGGCAAGGAAGCAGGGTGGCTCACGTACTCAACCGAAAGCGCGGAAGATTGCGAAGTCGAACTCCGTGCGTATCTTGAGAATGCTAAAATTCCACCCAAAGTAGTTAAGGAGCTTAGAATATAATGGACTTAGAAACAAAATGCAAACGGCTGGAAAAGCTCTTAGACCTAACCATCATTCAATATGAGTGGCTTGGAAAAGAGTATTGCAAAAACGATGCGTTCTGGCGCAAGCAGGTACAAAGCTTTATTGGAACTACTGAGCTATTACCTGCAATCTCTCTCCCACTCCCTACATTTATCACAGAAGAACTTGAGAAGCTAAGAAAGGAAAAATAATGGACGCAATAATACCAAAACTTAAATATGGCTACAGGCCAAGGATTTACCCCGACCACCCCGACGGACAGGCTCCAAGCGTTACAAGTATCTGTAATTGCTTGCAGAAGTATGCTTTAGTCCAGTGGGCGGCTGACGAGGCGGTGAAGTATATAGAAAGCTTTAGGCTAGACAGCGAAGGGTTGTTGTCGGAGCCGTGGGATAAGATTACCTATGACGCCCGTACCGCATACAAGCGCATATCAGAGGTAGCTCTTGACACAGGCACGAATATCCACGATCTATGCGAGTTGTATCTACGGGGTAACACCACAGAGCTTAGCAGGCTACTGAAAGACGCCGACGAGGCCACCAATAACATGATGAACAGCTTTATGGCTTTTTGCAAGAAACATTCTGTAAAACCATTGATGATAGAGCGTAAGGTCTTTGGTAACGACGAAAACGGATACAGATGGGCAGGGCGATTTGACGTACTTTGGGAAATTGACACATTCTGGGACAAGAAAAACCCCAAAAACAGGATTGTATCACTGGACGACATTAAGACTTCTAAGGCGTACTATCCTGAAATGCCGTTGCAGTTAGCGGGGTACAGATGGGCGTTGGAGTGTGAGATTCTTGAGGTTGACAAAGGGGGCGATGATTCAATGGGTATGATGCCCGAATCTATGGGTATTATCAGAATTGACAAGACTTCACACAGGACTAATTACAAGCACTATGCCGATTACGAAAACCACCGTCAGTCGTTTATGGCGTTGAAGGATTTTTACTGGATAGCAAATAACCTAAAGGAGCAGTTAGGATGATACTTAAACCAGAACAAGACATTGAACTCGCCATACGTGGTGGCGTGGATATAACAACGATCAAGCCTCGTCCCGAAACGGACTACGAGCAAATGGAAATTAAAGAAAGGACTGAATTATGCAGAAACAAGGTACAATAACAACGATAATGCCAACACCAGCACCCGGCGGGTATCAGTCACAGAACGGATGGATTTATACGTTTATGCTGACAATACAATGCCAAGACGGTGTTCACTCAGGCGAGATCGGCACAAAGACACAGAATTTCCCGATGAATACCGGCGAACAGATCACGGTTGAAATGACGCAAGGACAGTACGGGCCACGCTTCAAGAAGATCAACCCGCAATATGCAGGTCAAGACGGCGCACCACAGCCTCAGCAACAGCCCTCACAGCCTCGTCAGCAGCCGAACACCAAGCCACGTGACTACGACGCTGAAAACAGGGGTAAATGCAGGAGCTTAGCTCTATGTGCCATGATAGCCGCAGGCATACAGCCTGACTACAATCTTTGCGACAAATACGTTGAGTACATGATGAAAGGTCAGCATTTTGACGAGGATGGCGAGATACCGGAGTTTATCTCTAAACCACAGCCCCAAAATGAGGATATTCAATACTAATGGACTTTACATTCGTAAAACTAAAGAGCTTGAGCGTCTTTCACATGTTCGAGGGCATAAACTGGCCTAACGTTGCGTTGCTTATGTCGGACTGGCCAGAGGGGACGCGGGGAAAGCTTGCCATAACAAAGGCCGGCAAGCCGAAAAGTAGAGAACAGTTAGGCTACTACTATGGCCATATTCTGCCAAAAGCACATGAATCGTTTAGGAAGTCGGGCGAGTTTACTGTAACTATATCTAGTCGTGGCAAGGTCGTCAATCTACCTTTGAGCGAAAAAACTGTAGATATATTCCTGAAAGACCGATATGGCCACTGGAAGGGCGAGTACAAAGGCAAAGGCGATATGAATATGGCCGAGTGTGCTGCTTTTGAAGATTGGAGTATTATGTGGCTTGCAAAATTCTATAACTGCCATATTCTACCGGCTGACAAGGACTGGAACAAAAAGGAGAAAAATGAACAAAAGAAAATCACATAGGCAGATTTGTGCATTGTGTAACGAGGTAAGCAGGGTTGACTTTTGGGTTCTTGACGAGATATGGAAATTAGCCCTCCACGAAAGCCAGTTAAATAGCATTATTTGCTTACAGTGTTTTACAAAACTGGCTGACGAAAGAGGTGTTGAATGGGACAGGGATATAAAGTTTTATCCGACCAGCTGGATAACACAGATGAGGAAAGTAAAATGACCCCCTTAACCCCTCTACTTGACACACTTAGGCAGGCCGTAGACTTTGCCCTTGCCAGAGACCGCAAACACCGAGAGCTTGAGCGTAGATTAATGCGTAAAGACGCTAAGATTATGACTGATTTTGATTTCTTTTGTAAATGGTCGAGTTGGCCGGATAAGGAGCTAACATGAGAGAATTACCCTTACTATGTAACGCACAGGTTGTTAAGAATATCCTTGCTGGCAGACAGACTCAGGATAGAAGGCCATTGAGAATACAACCTGACAGTAGACATTGCAGGCTTGACTTTGAACAGGGCGTTCTTAAGGAATCTTCTCAGGTTAATAGCTGTTGGCAGGTAAATAGGAAACACAAACCCAAATACCAAGTCGGGGATAGGCTGTATTTAAGAGAAACACATTGGCGAAGTCAATGCGGCAATTATATTGCTTTGCCGGGTGGAGAAAGGGGTTGTTATAGTATTCCGCCGAAGATTGTTTGTAGCGAAACTCAAAGGACTACTGATATACCGGGTGCGGGGAGAAGGCTTGAACTTCGTAATGGCGAAATTATCCATGCAAGTAGCTCAACTCCCAAAAAGGGAGAGCGTGAAGTTTTACATTGTGCCGCAATGTTCGGTAAGAGCCGTAAAGATTTACTGTATTATCGAAAACCAAATATCCACATGCCAAAATGGGCTGCTCGTATCTGGCTAGAAGTAACAGGGGTACGGGTAGAGCGCGTGCAGGATATAAGCATAGACGATTTAATTGCTGAGGGCTGTCCTGTGGGAATGGGCGTTGACGAGGAATGTTCTCAGGCTTACGAATGGTTTGCTGACCTTTGGAATTCCCTCTACGGCAAAGACGCATGGGAACGTAACGATTGGGTTTGGATCACGGAATTTAAGGAGCTTACCCATGCCTGAAACAGCCTACACACGCACAGACGACCCGCTAAGCTCACATATTGCTGCCGCTACGGTAAATGTATCAAAGGATGAGCTATATGTTCTAGAGCTTGTGAGCCGCTTACCTGGTAACACGGCGAAAGAGCTAGACTTTATCGCAGACAATGGCAGGCCGCACCGCCGCATGTTCGGCCTATGGAATAAAGGGCTTGTAACCCGTGAAGCGGTTGGCAAAAGTCGGGAGTTAAGATGTACAATAACAGACGCGGGAAGGAAAGCACTTAAAGGCTGAAAATAATTTAAAATTAGTTCTTGACAAATATGGAGTAAAGGATAAGATAGGGATGTAATGGAAAATACGGTAGAACATTCAAGTAGAACATATAAAACCCTGTGCTTGAGGAAAAGCATTTACCGTGTTTTCCATCCTCAGTCGCGGGGTTTTTTCATGTCTGGAGATAAATAATGGATAAAACAAACGATTATTATGTTTGCAATGGAACCGAGCCTGACTGGATGGGTCACAGATGCGAAAAACACAACACCTGCCTTGAATGTGGCATTAACCGAAAAGATTTAAAGACAGCACCTTGGGGCAAAAAAGGAGGGTTTATCTGCAAACTTTGTATGGCAGGTATTGAGAAAAAGGCGGTTATTGATTTTCAGGCAACTGAGCCGGACTTTGACGACTTTGCCTATATGGATGAAGCCAAGTGTCCTTACTGTGGTTTTGAGTATCATCCAGATGATCTACACGAATCAAGCGACAACGAGCCATGCCCAAATTGCAACCTACCCTTTGAAATTGAGATTGAATATACCGCATCTTACGCATGTATCAGAAAGCCAGATTTGCAAACAAAAGAACAGATGTTAAAAGTTATAGACGAAATTAATAAATGACAATTAACTATAACAATACGGTGAATACACACAGAAATTTAAATAAAAGTCTTGACAAAGTTTAGGAATATGCTATAATAGCGGAAATGGAACGGTTTAACACAGAATTGAAGCACGCTATATTATCCCTGATTACAGGTTGTCCCCCCTCTGTGTTGGACTGTTCCGCCTGTTTTCAGGGATTTTTATGAGTAACACAATGGGAAAACTTAAAGGTGGTTATATTATGATAGCCCGCAAAATTGATGATAGCCCTATTTCAAAATCACCTCCGTATGTGAGAGAAATATGGTTTTATCTACTTAGAACTGCTAACTATGCCGACAACCATATTTGTAAAAGAGGCCAAACAATCCGCCGATATGCTGACATTAAAGATGCCTTAAAGTGGTATGTAGGATACCGTAAATGTTCTTATACAAGTTCTCAGTGCGAAAATTCTATGAAGCTTCTAACGAGAGCCAAAATGATAACCAAAACGAAGACCACACGCGGTTTATGTATAACTATTGTAAACTACGACACTTACCAAGACCCCAAAAGCTACGAGAGCCACAACGAGAGCCACAACGAAAAACCTGCGAGAGCCACAAGGTTGCCACACTATAAACAAGAAGGTAAAGAAGGTAACAAGAAAGAAGAAAGAATACTACAAGAGGCTTTCATTGATTACTGGAAAAGCAAAGACTCTTTACCAACGATAAAGTCTCTCTCTGATGAACGAAAAGCTAAGTTAAAAAAAAGAATATCCGAACCGTTCTTTGCTAAACACTGGAAAGAGATAATAGATAAAATTATAGTTTCCCCCTTTTTAATGGGTAGGAATGACAAAAAATGGAAAGCCAGCCTTGAATGGATACTCGTAAACAATAATAATTATGTAAAAGTCATGGAAGGCAAATATGACGGAGCCGACAGCCCAAAACAACCCCCAGTTATCGGATAGCAGGTATATCGAGACTGCGGTATTAGGTTGCATGATACTTGGCCCGAAGTATATTCCTATGGTATGCGCAATTATCCTGTCCCCGACGTATTTTCAATATCCTGAACACCAGACTATCTTTCGGGTTGCTTGTGATGCTTGGGACGAACACGGCGACGAGAATGCTATGCTGATACAAGTCCGGCAGATGTTAGACGCTTCCGGCCAGCTTGCACAGATTGGCGGGGTCGAGTATCTTATCAAGATCGTAGAGTCCGTCCCATCGTCAGCTTCTTGGAAGTATTACAGCAATACCCTCCGTGAACAGCATACCCGTAGGGAGCTATTCAGGTGTTCTAACGAGATAATGCAACTATCAAAGTCTGATGAATCGGTAGACGTTTGTTTAAGCAAGGCACAGGATTTAATAAGGCGGGTTGTTATTGAGGAGTCTCTTACGGAAGCGGTATCTTCTTTATCAGACATCACGGAAGCACTTAGTACGTTTTCTAAGGATGAATATATACCGACTGGAATTGGATCGCTTGATAAAGCAATACGAGGGGTTAAGGGTGGAGAGGTGATAATTATCGCAGCCCGAACAGCGATGGGTAAAACGATTTTAGCGATGGATTTTGCTATTAACATGATAAAAGACGACTATCCCGTTATGATATTCAGTCTTGAAATGGGGATAGTAGAATTAAAACAGAGAATTGTCTGTAACCAGACAAGGATAAATTCTAATGTTTATATTAACGGGTATGCTTCTGCCGATCAGATCGCAAGAGCAAATAAACAGCTTGGAGAATTAAGCACTAAACCGTTATATATTGACGCTTCACCCCGATTAACTCCGAGCCTGTTTCATGCTAAAGTAATTCAATATAAAGCAAAATATAATATTGAGGTTGTAGTTGTTGACTACTTAACCTTGATGGAGGCCGACCGCCGGTGTAATAGTTCTTATGAAAAGTTCACGGATATAATTAATGAGCTAAAGAGGGTTTGTAAGGAGGAAGATGTTGCTTTGGTTTTAGTATGTCAGTTGAACCGAACACCAGAGTCCAGAACAAACAAACGACCGAACATGGGGGATATTAGGGACTCAGGAGCTATTGAACAGAACGCAGATATTATTATGTTGCTTTATCGAGACGACTATTACGACTATACTGATACTGGAACCGCCGAGATTATAATTGCTAAAGTCCGGCGGGGACGACCGCAGACAATAAACCTTAGATTTCATGGAGAATATACAAAATTTGAGGACATTGATAATGGATGAAAAAGATTTTAGAGAAAAGAATCGGCAGATGAGATTGAAACGAAAAAAGGAATCTACCGAAAGAATTGACAAAATATTAAGTCGTTTGACATGCTTTAATTCGGGAGAAATATTACAAGAATTGGAAAAGGAAGTAAAGAAAGGAAAGAAACATGAAAGAATTAGAAGCTAAAATAGAACAGAACAAAGCAGATCAGCAAAAGCTTAAAGATGAGCAGGTAAGGCTCGAGGCTAGTCTTGCGGAACTGGACAAACCCAAGCTTCGGCATGGGGATTATGGAACAGCAGGAAACTCGCCATACTTTATTAATGACAAGCACAGATGTAACTCAAAACAGGGCAGGCCGTTTGGTATATCAGATGATGGCGGTGGACAGCGTAATATGGACGGCCCTTTAATCGAGTTCAAAGTTTTCGGCAACGTCTTTGACGATATCGCGGCCAAAGGTGAGGAGTTGAAGAGAGCACACATAGCACTTGGTGGTGGTGGAAGCAATGGGATTTATATAGACGCAGAGAAAGCGGGGTACATCTGGTTGCATTTTTGTGAAGCTGGATTTGATGGTAGATTTGTGCCCTTAGTTGAAATGAAAGAGTACCACGCCAATCTTGGCAAGGTCATAAACTACGCAGAGAACCGTAAGGACAAAAGCGATGGCTAAGAAAGTATTGGCTATAGACCCCGGCACAACAGAGAGTGCTTATGTTTGCTTTTATGATGGCGTGCCAGTCGAGTACGCTAAAAAGCCGAATGAAGAACTAATGCACATATTAGCCATGTTTACGGCTGACGAGATGGCTATTGAGATGATAGCTTCTTATGGTATGCCGGTCGGCAAAGAAGTCTTTGAAACATGCGTTTGGATTGGTAGGTTCATTCAAGAATGGTACAGCCTTTATAAGCCATACGCTTTTGTTTACCGCAAAGACGTAAAGATGTTTCTATGTGGTACGCCGAGAGCTAAAGACAGTAACATACGACAAGCCCTCATTGACCTTTACCCACGAACAGGCGGAGGCAAGACACCACAAATAGGAACAAAAGGAAAGCCAGGGCCATTGTACGGCATGTCTAAGGATATGTGGGCGGCATTAGGTGTTGCTCATACTTATGTAAACAAGACAAAATGAAAAAGCACACAAAAATATATCTTAAGGAAATGGGGTTTACAATGGCCGACACAATCCCTTGTGAAGTCTGTGGAGGGGTCGCCGTTGACATACATCACATAGAGGCGAGAGGGATGGGGGGAGATAAGACAAAGGACATATTTAGCAACCTGATAGCCCTGTGTCGTCCTTGCCATGAGATGGCAGAAACGAGCGTAATCACCAAAAAGCAATTAAAATTGATAGTTGAAAGCCGAACTTAAAGAATTAAGAGGTGAATAATGGCAAAGGTAAAATGTGAGTGTGGCTTTACCGACGAGTATGAACCAGACGAATTTGGCATAAATTATTATCAAGCTGTTGGCTTATGTCCTGATTGCGGCAAGGACTTGGGGACAAAAACAGAGGGCAGGATTAGAGTAATACCTAATATGCAAAGTTTCGACCTACTCTTGTGTTCAGGAAATGGCACGGCAAGCAAGATAATCACTAAACGACAAAAGCGGGCTGGTTACTCCGAGATCGAGGCAAGCATAACACACTTAGCGTTATCGGTAGTGATAAATGGAAGAAAGTGGGTATGGGAATCAACAACTGGAAACTGGAAGTGGGCGCACAAGACCGGTGTTCAGTTCAATTTGTTTGATGAATGGCAATACAACGGTAAAGTATGGTTGCGACATATCGAGGCCAAGAGAACTCCTGAGATTGAACAAATCGGGCTGAATAAAATGCTATCCCTAACTGGCAGGCGATATGAAAGTGGGCTTTCAGGTCTAAGGGAACTAATACATGTCATGCGTCCTGCTACAATCGACAATGGAAGAACTCTTGACATTCATTGCACCGAAGGGGGCGGCGAGGTCTTACAGGAAATAGGTTGGCTCAAAAAGACTACAATAAAATACAAAGGCGACCCTGGCGTAAGTGATGGATGGACAGAGGAAGTCAAGCTCCACAAACTTCCTCCCGCGATGTTCTGGAAACGCATTGATTCTCTAATGAACGTAAAAGTAGGTCAACCAGTTTTAATTAAGGGATAGGAAAAATGAGCTTAACTTGTAAAGCAAAAGACCATGATGGATTCGATCTTGTATGTGGACATCCCTTGCCATGTCCTTATCATACGGCAATTATTGATGTCTCAAACGACCCCGCAGAAGTACGAATACCAATAACAGCCAAAAACGCATTAAAAGGGAAGCACCACTTAGAAGATATTGCAGCAATACTTTTAATTGATGACAATTAACTAAACGGAC